TGGTCTGTTGCAGATCAATCAGAAGCCGTGGCTCGACAAGGGCCAGACGCCGCCGTTCAGCACGTCAGACCTGCTCGACCCGTACGCCAACGCCCAGATCGCCTACGACATGTTCACGCGCAAGATTCCCGGCCAAGGCGGGTACTCACCGTGGGACTATCCCGGCGACCCGAGTTGGCAGTACAAGGTGGACTTCGGCAAAGGCAGCGCAGCAGTGCATGCCGCGGGCCTCGGTGATGCCGAGTTCATGTCGATGTTGCCCTCTCGGACCAGTGGCGGTGGTGGCTTGGTGCAGTTCCACAACGTCTTCCAGATCGGTGGCGGCGGTAACGGTGCCGGTGCCGGTGGCATCGACGTGCGACGAACGGTGAACATGATCGCTGACCAACTGGAGACTGAGATGACGCGCAGAGTTTCAAGGGTCAACTGATGGCTTACAGCTACGGGATCAAGAACACGTTCCGCCCATCTCGGCTGGCTCCCAACGCCTACGGATGGTCGAACCGGCCACCGTACATTCAGGCCGACGTGCCCACGGCGTTGATGGATCAGCCGACCAACCTCACGTCCGATCAGTTCCGTCAGCAGTTCGCCTGCGTGGTGACCGCAGCCTGACCAATCCGCCATTCGTCTCCGGCGCTGCTGGTCGCTTGCACCCGCTGTTGCGCGACCAGGCCACCGGCAAGCCCGCCCGCATCCTGCGTGGCTACATCCGCCGTGCTGAGTTCGAAGCGGGCAACGACATGTCCCGAGCACGGCTCTACTTCATGTACAACCCCGAGGTGATCACGCGTGACTATGTGAGCTACCTGGAGCAGACGGCGCTCGACCCGTTCAACACCGTGTTCCAGTCGGGCAACCTCGTCGCCCCGCCGTCGTTCATGGATTTCAGTTTCAGCCTCCTGTTCGATCGACAGGAAGAGGCCATGGCTCCGGATCACCCCGGTGTCTACGTGGACTACCAGTTCTTCGATCTTGTCGTTCGCAATGTGATACCAACCGATCCCAACCAGTCGAGCAACACCTTGCCTGACAACGGGATCATGATGGTCAACCCCAGGGACATCACCGTGGTGTTCAGCCCGCAGTTGACCGTGCAGGGCCGACCGCTCAACGCCTCGGTGAGCTTTGAGCGGTTCACCCACCGGATGACGCCTACGAGGATGACGATCCAGTTGCACATGCGCGCCGTGTACATGGGGCCGGTCAAGGATCAAGTCGAGTACAAGAAAGAAGAGTTCGCCGCCGAGGCGTCGATCCCGATCGATGAGATCAAGTCCCCGCTGTTCTCGTGGAACGGCAACGACCAGAGCGCCTTCGACCTGCTCAAGCTGACCAACGAGGCACCGAGCGCTGACATCAAGGTGCTGGCCCAACAGTTTGCTCAGGCCAAGGACGAGAACCATGCACTGCGGCTGACGGCGATGCAGTACGCCATCGATCACGTGGTGCAGGGAGGTCCCGGCGACGGTACGTGGACCGACTACGAGGGTGCCAGTTCCGGTTCTGCTCGTTGGGCACTTCCCGATTCCGCTGACTGCTCCGGGTTGGTCACCGAGTCCTACATCAAGGTCGGCCTGGGCAGCGTGATGAAGTGGAACGGTCACCCTGGCACGGCGGTGATCATGCAACTCGCTCAGCAGAACCCCAACCTGCAGGCCTTCCAGAGGCTGCAAGACTTCGACTGGAAGAGCGAACTGCTCCCTGGTGACATCCTCATCCGCCAGGGACACGTCGGCTTCTTCGTTGCCTACCAGGGTACCGGCTGCGTGATCTTCGATGCTGCTGGCCCCAATGCCAATCCAGAGGTCGGCCAGCGCAACGTCTCCGGTCACAGCACCTTCACCCACATGCTGCGGCCAACACCACATGGCAGCCTCAGCGCTGCATCGCAAACGTCGGTATGGAACACGGTTCTGGGCCAGTCCTGGAACCCGATTGCGGGGCTGGGATGATTCCACAAGGCTCTCGATACGAACAGGCTGACCGCGGCTTCTCGCAAGCTCACGTCTACGACCGCTATGAGAACGCCACTTACGAGGACGACGTGCCGCCGACGCTGCGCTTCCGTGTCGTCAACCGTGACACCACCTATCTTGTGACAACACTGCCGCTGCCGCCTGTGCCGCCAGCGGAGTACTACGCCAAGGACCGGGAGACGCTGCCCTTCTTGGGCTTCAAGTTCTTGGAGGACTCACGCGAATGGTGGCGCATCGCTGAGGTCAACCCCGGCATCTGGTATCCGCTCGACATGGCTCAGGGCGCGTACATGAGAATCCCGAGTTAATGATGAGCATGACTACGGGCTTGACCGGCACCGTCAGTGGCAGGCCCACCCGTGGGACCGTGCCGATCTATCGACCAGTGCGTGACGGTGAGGCGTTTGATATCACGGTATCCGAGGCGGCCATCACGCTGGCCGAGTTCGCTCACGACACGGCGACCATCTCCGCTTCGACCACCGAGACGGTGGACACCTCGACCTTCCTCGGTTCGGCGCTGGCGTTCTACTATGGCCTGGCCCCGCGCACTGAGTTGTTCACCGGCTACATCACCGATGTGCAGGACGATCAGAACGCCACAGCAGGCTCGGCGCTGGCGTTCACGATGACGGTGCTCGGGACCACCAAGGACATGCAGTCAGGCTCCCCTCGCTTCTCGATCAACACCACTGTGCCCAACGCCGTCAGGGACCTGGCCTACCGGCACTCGCTCGGCTTTCATGGACACGACCACGCTTTCGTGTGGCAGACCCTGGCCCAGACCGACGAGACGGACTGGCGCATGGCCTCTCATCTCGTCAGGCGTCTCGGCTGGAGCATCTACAACCGCTACGGCGTGGTGATGTGTTACGACCCCTTGAAGCTGTTCACCGACAACGGCTCGTTCCTGCAGTTGATCTCCAGCCAGTACCAGAGCGTGAACACAGTGGGCGATGAGCGAGAGCGGGCGCTGCTCGACTTCACCCCCCAGGAGGAAGCCCTGTCCTCGCTGCCGTACACCGGAGCGAAGATCGCCTACTTCAACAACGACCGAGTGCAGGTGGCCACGCAGCAGGGCAACTACACGCTGTACAACTTCTTGCCCAATGCCGTCATCCGCTCACCGGAAGAAGCTGACGTGTATGTCAACTCCACGGCGAGTTCATCCAGCGCCTGGCGGCAACAGGCGACGGCGCGGTGCATGGGCAACGCCAACTTGTTCCCGGCGATGAACGTGGACATCTACACCACCAACCCGAAGTACTACCGGGACCGCTACAACGGGCGCTGGCTGGTCCGCAGCGTGCAGCACAAGATGGACCGGCAGTCGTTCCAGACCCAACTGGCGCTGGCCCGCCCCGACAGCAAGACCAACATCAGTGGTGGGCCGTACGTGCCGTTCTGGAGCCAGGCAGGTTCTGCTCGTCCGACACTGACGCTCAGCCCTAACGATGCGGTACCCGCATCATCCACCGTCGTCGCTGGAACCACTAAGCGGGTGTGGTTCTCGTCGTGGACCGACCGTCGTTTCAGGAGTGTGGCATGAAGGCGCTGATGTTTCCGTTCCGGCTCGATCCGAGAGGTGTCTTCGCTGCCACCACCAACTACAACGAGATCGTTCGTGGCCAAGTGATCGATGCCCTGATGACCAATCTCGGTGAGCGCCAGTACCGCCCCCGTTACGGTTGTGATATCCAAGCGGCGCTGTTCGATCCGACCGATGAGTTGGTTCGTGCTGATACTGCTTCGATCATCAAGTCCCGCCTGGAGCAGTTGGTGACCAGGGCGCTGATCCGCAACGTCTCCATCGCAGAAGGCACACCAGGGACCGTGGTCATCACCATCGTCTACCGGGCCTCGCTGTACGCGACAGACACCACGGTCGCCGTTCCGGTGGCCTCCGAGTTCTTGAACCGCCAGCAGGCGATCACCCAAGGAGCCGTCTAAATGCCCGACGTATTCTCAACGCTGGAGGACTCTTCCAACGTCGTCCTCGACTACACCAGCCGTGACTTCACGGCCATCCGCTCGCAACTGGTCGGCCTCGCTCGCGGCTTCATGCCCGAGTGGGAGACGATCGGTGAGGCCAGCGATTTCGGCACGCTGTTGTTGGAATTGTTCGCCTACATGGGCGATGTGATGCACTTCTACATTGATCGCACTGCCTCCGAAGCCTTCCTCGGCACAGCGCTTCGGAGGCAGAGCGTCCTATACATCGCAGACATGCTCGGATACACCCCTATCGGGCAGCAGTCAGCAATCGTCATACTGCAGTTCTCGCTCGACATCAACGCTGTGGAGGATGTGACGCTGCCCGCAGGGACCAGGGTGCACAACGACGCCAGCAATGCCGACAGCTTGATCGTCTTCGAAACCGACGCTGATGTGATACTACGTCACGGTGATGGGATCACTGCTCCTGCACCTGTCTCGGTGGCTGCCACCGAGGGTGTAGTCGTCCACGACTTCCTGCTCGGTGAGTCCTCCGGCTCGCCCAACACCGAGTTCGTCATCCCCGACAAGGGCGTGGTGCACAACTCGGTGAAGATCACCTCACGTGAGGGCGGGCAGTTGGTGGAGTGGACCGAGATCACCGATCTCTCGCTGGCCCGCCCCACGCAGCCGGTGTTCACCACGTTTATGGATGACGCTGAACTGACTCACGTCGTGTTCGGTGACAACTCCGTGGGCCGCATCCCTCCGGTCAACGCCGAACTGTTCGTGACCTACCGTTTCGGTGTCGGCGTCGAGGCCAACGATCTTCCCAGCGACACCTTGGTGGTCATGGTGTCCACCACTGACACCGCTGACGTGATGTGGGCGGTGAGCGTGACCAACCCCGCTGCGCCGGTTGGTGGCACCGATCCGGAATCGGTGGACGCTATGCGCAACTCGATTCCTCGCGCTGCCGCTCGTCTCAAGAACCGGGCGATCACGCTCAACGATTACGCCGACCTTGCCCTGCAGGTTCCCGGCGTGGCCAAGTCGATGTCGCATGGCACGGTGTACACCGCAGTGCACGTGCGCATCGCTCCCACTGATGGCAACGCCAACGACACCTACATGGCCGAGTTGTGTCAGCAGGTCGAGAGGTACATGGCCGACAAGGTGATTGTCGGCTCGACGGTCTATGCCGAACCGACGACAGTGAACGCGCTGTGGCAACTGGTCTACATCAGGGTCAAGGTCCACGTGCAGGACGCCTACAACCGTACCACCGTGGGGACCACGGTCCAGAACGCTCTGCGGCAGATGATGGACTTCGACAACGTGGACTTCGGCACTCGTATCTCAATAGGTCAGGTGTACCGCACAGCGCTTGCCGTGCAGGGCGTCGAGTGGGTCGATCTGATTTGGCTGGACGACCTGGCCCCGGCCACGACGGTGATCGAGAAGGGCATATGGGTCGAGCCTCCTTCCTCAGCACGGACGATCAACGACGTGATTCCCACCGAGTTGCTGATCCCCAAGATCGATCCGACCAGCAAGATCGAGTTGGAGACTGATTTCCCCCTCCTGCCCGAAGAGGCGGATCGCACTCATGACGGCCTGTGGGTCCAGGCAGTCGGTGGTCTGGTCGGAACGTGAGCGACTTCTGGCCCGCAGGGTACGACAACCCGGCCTTCCGTGTTCGACGGAGCACGTACGGGGTCGTCACAGGTGGTGACTACACGCGTGGCTCCAGCGTCATCACGCTGCCGAGCACCGCCCTGCGCAACCCGACGCAGACCGTCAACGTCTCAGCGGCAATCGGCACCGGCCTGTTGTTCTGCAAGCCCTACGCCGAAGGCTCCGACGAGATCGACTATCACACTGTCGAGATCGTGTGGGGCTGGCCGGTGACCATCGCCATGGTCTGGGAAGAGGTAGCCCTGGTGCGCTCGTCGTACGGTCATCCGAGCACACCGAGCGAGGGCCAGACGGTGTTCCGAGGGACGCGCAAAGCATTGGGCGGCGAGAACGCTGACGGCTCCAACATCGAGATGCCCGACCCGCCAGTGATTCAC